TCTTCTTCACTAACTCCTCTAATTTCGAAGCATATAAACCAAGGGTCTGAATAACGGTCTGGGTCTTGGTATCAAACTTTTCAAGAGAATTGATCTGGCGTTGGATCGAAGAGGCAAAATGTCGTATAACCGCTATCACGAAACCAACAATAATGCCTACTTTAAGAAATCTTCCAATAGTTTTAATCAGAACAAGAGAAAGTGAACTAAATCCTGCCGATGCCGCCCCCGCAGCACCACCAGCCGCAAGTAAAGCCGCTGTAAATCTCCCAGCTATAGCACCACCCGCAATACCAACAATTTTGATTAAAACACTTAAAGCTTTAATCGTTCCCCAAATAACAAATGTCCAACCAGCAAATGCTGTCACCATCTGCCCAAAACTAGTATTAATAAAGTTAGTGATTACCAAAGCAGTCGCCCTAAGTGTATCAATCAGCACTTTAAATGCAGTAGTAAGACCAGCCTCCCCAAGTGCTACCGCAATCAATTTCATTCTGTCAGCCAAGTTCTTAATCTTGACCCCAAGACCTTCCATCTGAGTGCCAGCCATCCTTGCGGCAGAACCCACTTCCATTGTGAACTCAATCATCTTCTGGTAATCACCGCTCGCCACGCCCTTCGCTAAAATGGCAACTGCCTGAGCACCTCTAAGACCAAAGAGTTGATAAGCCTTTGCCATGTTAACCATTCCTGTTTCTACATTGATTATAACAGGAATCAGATTTTCTAATGCATTTGACCATCCCTGAGTAGCTGGGTTTACTCTATCAAGTGCAATACCTTGTTCCTTGAACTCTTCTCTCAACTTTCTATTTGGTGCCAACAGTCTCGACATCACCTGTCTTAAACCAGTACCGATAGTACTTGCTCGAAGACCATTGTTGGCAAGGAGCATCATACTTCCAGCAGTTTCCTCGAGGCTTAGACCTGCCTGAGCAGAGGCCGCACCAACGAAGTTGAACGCAATACGCAGCTTATCGATTGTTAATTTCGATCTATTGATGGCATTTGCCATTACGTCCGCTACTCTTGCAGACTCGACAGTACTAAGATTGAACGCCCTGATGGTGGTGGTCAGCAAGTCAGAGGTCATCCGCATATCAGATAAAGTACCTGTTGCCAGATTAGCAACAGATGCCATTGACTGCATTGCTTCTGTAACGCTGAAGCCTGCTTGGCCCAAAAGTACCATACCTTCTGCCACTTCACCAGTTGAGAACTTTGTCTCAGTCGCAACCTTCTTTATTACTTCACCCATACCGACGACTTCAGCATCGGTAGATTTGGTGATAGCTTGTAAGTTTTTAAGGGCCTGATCAAAATCAATGATCTCTTTGGTTCCTGCAGCCAGGCCTCTGGTAAGTGCCTGTATTCCAAAACTGGCCACTAAAAAAGCTGCCGAGATTTTTGCGGCAGCACCCACAGAGGACAAAGCCTTACCCATAGCTCCAAGATTGGTAGTAAGTGTTTTGCTCCTCCTACCTGTCTTATCCATTGACTTCCCCATCTTGTCAATGGACCCAGTAGCCTTATCAAGCCCTCTCGTTTGTCTTCCAACCGATGCCATTGTGGCGTTCATTTGGCCGACCTTCCTTTTTATAAGGTCAACCTTCCGAACGAAATCCGCAACATTAGCTGAAAATAGAGTACCTAAAGTTAATGATCGATCAACCATAATCTTTTCCTAACCAAATTTAAGTTTATGTTTCCCCATCATTTTCTGTGTCAATTCTTGCCTCTCTTCTTTAGACATGTTCTCATATTCCTCTGGGGATTTAAACTCAAACATTGGAGAGCTTTGTACCTCTCCCTTCTTTCCTGAGACTTCATTTAGGTTGATCCCATGACATCCAGCCTCAAAGACCATTTGGTTGTAGTGACGTTCTTGGTAATCTTCAAACAAGACCTCTATTTGCCCTTGCGTGAGGCCCCCTTCTTTGAAGCTTTTTTGGTAGATGTCACTGAGCTGGTATCCGTAGACTTCGCAGATGGTGGTGACAACTGACTCAAAACTAACTCTTTCCAATTCTCTTCCCCTTCCTTCTGGAAGAGGCTTAGCAAGTTTTTTAATGGGCCCTCATAGTTGGTCTCGTAGACATATTTGACAACATTGACCAACTGTGAGTTTGTCAGGTCATCCAGGAGCTCATCTGGATCCTCATCGCAAATCATACCAATGATTGTATTGATGTTTTCCTTCACTATCTCCAAGACCTGAGTAAGAAAGACAACGGTGGACTCTTCACTCCCACCCTCAATTTTAACAAGCTCCTTGAAAACACTTTCAAGAATAGCAGTCATCTTTAATTGATGACCAGCCGACAATGGATAAAACGTAACTTTCCTGAGGTGGCGAACACCAATATCAATGCTCGCCACTTCCGGATTGAGCTTTTGCTTTGGTTTCATATCTGGCATATCAATTCTCCTTAAATTAAGGATTAAGGTGCTGTAGTTGTGGTGGTTGTAGTTGTAGTCGTAAACCCAGTGCCGTCATCCCAAAGGATCTGACCCAAAGGTTTATCGTCCCAACAAGCATTACCAGGATTGTCCGCATCGGTAATATCGCTATCAGCCCGGTTCGACTGAATAGAAATAGCGACAGCGGCTGGCTCTTCTTCTGCAAAATCCATCTCGATTGAAGCAGTAACCTGCGCCCTCGGAAACACGATGTTCATAGTGTTTGTACCATCGGGGTAGGTATAAATTGCCTCAACTCGAAGGATCTCTGGAGCAGCCAAAGTACCGAGAGAAACGCTCCCAGTATGGACACTTGAATAATCTGCAGGATCCAAACCCTTTGCAAGAGCCATGTTCGCAGGAGTAATTTCTTTAAAAGCACATTCCAACCCTGCTGACTCCCTCAATGGGTAAGTTGCATCCTCAAGCATCGGGAATCCTGATTCCAACTTGAAGTACTCGGCATTCCCAAGAAATCTGGTGTTTGCCAGAGCACCAATCGAATCAGAAGAAGTCAGGACCGGGTGTTGCTTCGTAATATTTGAAGCAGAAGCACCAACCCGAATCTGAGCCAATCCTAACGCTATAGTCGTGGTATCTTTCGTTAAAGGACCTGATCGTGACATAGACTTCACCTCCTTTCATAGAATATTAGTTTTTCATGCCAGAGTCTTCGGTATTCCCGATTGCAGAACTTTCCCTATTGGTTGGAAAAAAACTAAAGATATTCCAATGATCTGGGTTTCTCAATCTGCACGACTTCCTTAAACACCTCATTTTTACTGATCCGTGAATCAACATACGGACAGGGGCAATCAACTCAATGGGTGTTGGGTTATCTCTGTCTTCAGCTTGTGGTCTCCCGAAAGAAAAACTCCACAATCCATTTGGCATCCTCTCTATGAGGATTTTTCCACATAATGAACACCGGACAAACATCTTTTTAGCCATTAGCTATACCTTTGAAGCAGTGCGTAAACGAACGTGAATGACCTTAAACTTCGTTTCGTCTTCGGCCTCCATCCTTGGTGATTCGGTTATTTCATCAATCATAAGTGTACCAATCAACGTCCAAGCTGTCGGAGCAGGGGCACTTGCATAAAACGGAATTCTCCTCATTGTATCTGTTTTAGTCGTATCAATCAAGAGGTCATATACAGTGTCCCGAACCTGGCTCAACTTGTGCCACTCATTATCTTGCCTTGTGCAACAATAAACACTTAGCATGATTGTGGACAGGTCTCCCATAACCACATCATCCAACACAAAGGCCACCCATCTATCAACTAACTTCCCTCTTATGTTTGGGGCTGACAATGCCTTGTCAAACATGACCGAGTAGGACAGATTATCAATGAAGTACTTCTTAATACTGTCCCATATATTTGCCTCACGGGCTGTCGAGTCAAGAGTCATTTCTATCAGTCTCCTCTTTGATCGTCTTTACAATTGACTTTAATTCACTTCTAAAATTATCGGCTATGCTTAGGGAGTCATCAATGGGACTATCGAAATGTACTTTCGCATACAAAGGTATAGCTTTCTCAAAAAAGTCGAGGATATCTTGACACTCCACATCTGAAAACTCCATCTTGACATAAATCTGTCTCGGTACAATATCAACTACCTTCATATACCTTCTCCCGAATTATCCGTGCCTCCCCCGCCTTGTTCCTGATCTTCTTTCCCAATAAGTATTTCCTCAACCCTTTGCACTCATAAAGAAGATCAAGAAGTTGTGACATACACATCCAATAAGCAAAGACAAGCCCAAGGATAAGAGTGTCTGGATCACCCATCTCTGTTCTTCTCCTGGTCTCTAAATTCATATCCCTCGACCAGACTCCCCATTTAATGTCAACTCTCCTGATCTTTCCAGCAAACTCAGCGAACTTTTCATCGATCAGAACTATGAAATCCTTTGGTGTGTATCGACCATATTCATTCATTGCCATCTCCCCATCAGCAGCCTGCGAGACTGTCCAAGTCTCACAAGTGCCTTTTTCTCTGTATACTCGATTAGTGTTGGACGAAACAGCGGTCTTGCTGGCTGTCCACTTCTCCCATACTCCATCCAATTAGCATACAAAGCAATAGATAGTGGTCTTCCTTTATCACCCTTCCCAAGCCATGAAACACCACCAGTATCACGGGCATTACTTGGGATACCACCAAACCAACGCCCAATATATTTAGTCGATGTCTTCCTCTTCGATTGGAGAGACATAACCAATTCGTTCCTAAGCTGCCAGAAGCCACCAGTTGACTTAAATACCATGTACTTCCATTTTCTGTATCTCTCACTGTATCGGGCATAGGTGGAACTGTATTTCCCAGTAAATATATTCAATCGTATCAGGTCAATGTAATCGATGGACATTCTCCTTCTCAGACAAGGCTATTCTCTTTAGACCATCAACAGCCCTCATCCATCGCTTATATTGAAATGACACAAATCTAACTCTTAGTCTCATGTTCCTTTACCCAACCATCTAATATGACTTCTCTATTTAACCAAAGACACAATGGACAAAAATCACTCAGTAAATATATATGGTGCTTAAACAGTCTTGCCCTCCATGTTGCCTCAATCACCCCTTCTTTCTTATATAAAATTAATAATTCAAGATGAGTGTGTGCAAAGAATACTGAATATATTCATTATCCCAAAAGATACCAAACCATTTATCCTTCTTTTTGTGCCTGTTGATCTCACAAGGATTGGCAACACTGACCACATTGTAATCAACATTAATCCCAGAGAAAGAAGCAATTGTCTTTTCCACATCCGCATTTTCCTTATGAGAAGGAATGATAAATACAGTCAGCATACATGTCTCGGATCAGGTTCGTTAATTCTTCCAGGTATTAGCACACAGGAACATTTAATGCAAATGTGTTCCTCTCCATCATTTTCCTTATAGACTAACATCTCTTCCTTACATTTTGGGCAAACAACTCGTATTACTTCTGGGTATGGCATTGCGAACCTCCTCGCAACTCGTTTGAAACAAAGACCTCTTGCCTTCATTACAGACTAACGCCACCTCTTATGGCGCTGTAGTGGTAGTGGTAGTGGTGGTACTCGTTGTGGGCCTTACATCCTCCGCAACGTCAATAACATCGACCCCTTCATATCGATACTTCCTTACAGCTTCAGTCCTCCAATATTCACCAGTTGATAAGATTTTTATACGATCAAGATAAGTAATCCCATAGGAAGTAGGAGCATATACCTCATGCATCTCAATTCCCAAGATGCCTAACTCTGCATCTGCATCTAAACTTTGGCCAAATAGAGGGGTAGTAAGAAGTAAATCGACAGCAGATTTAATGGTGGTCCAACCTGTCCTCATAGCGTATGAATGAGCATCTCGAACCTCAAAAGGTCTGTAGATCGAGACAACCACATTGGCTTTATAGAGAACAACCTCATACCGAATTACTGCATTTTCGAAAAGGGTTGGAGTTATGTGGGTGACAAGGTACCTTACCCCTGTCGTATCGAATTCAACAATGTCTCCAGCTACTGCCTCCGTATCATACTGCATGGTACCTTCAAGGAAGAACTCACGAATGAATGGCTTTGTGACTTGTGCATTAGAAGCAGAAGTGAGGTATTCACCAGTGACATTCCCAGAGTCCCTAACAATAGTGAACTTCGTCCCAACCTCAACGATAGCTTCCTTTATATCAGGTCCAATGGTCATTAGTCATTCTCAGTAGGAGTTAGGATAGTAACATTGTCATCATTATAAGTGGTTTCTCTTCCAGTAACGGCGTCATACTGAAAGCCAGCATCGATCTTTGTTCCGAAGACATTTATTGCAGTTGCACCAGCGAATTCTAAATAGAACTCATCTTTTGCTTTATCATACCGCCAGTCCATATCCCGAACTATCTTTCGATAATGATCAAATCGATGTTGGAGGTTAATTTGTTCATACTTGAATTTATGGGCAGACTCGGTAAGGAGATAAAAGAAGAGATGCCTCTTGCTTCTCTCCTTCAACCATTGAACTTGAAAATCAGAAGATGTTGGGAACGAGAATCCAGTTTCCCTTGCTGCGTCATTGCAAGCATTGGTATAATCAGGTCCATCAAGGTAATTCGTAAGACCCTTAACTTCCTGCTCTATCAATGACTCCATTTCAGACCTGTTCATCTCTTTCTCCTTTTGAGCCTGACTTTTGACTTCCCAACTGCAAGAGGTCCAGACTTAGTTTGAACCTCTGAAGTTTGAGTAGTCCCACTTTTCTCTTCCACCTTTTCTGCAACAAAGACAAGCTTATTGGAAGTTTCTTCATTTCTTCTCTTAAGGACTTCAACAGTCCCAGTTTTCATTCGTATTTCTTCGAGAAGTACCTCAGATAGAGGGGAGTTATGAGTGCTCCCCTCTATCCAAACAGTGTCCCCAGCCTTCAGGGTTTTCTTTATCATTACTTGTTCGATCATCGATTATCTCCTTCATCATGCTCCCTATTAAGGAGCGGTAGTTGTCGTTGTGCTGGATGAAGTAGTAGTGGTTGTGGTCGTGCTGGTAGCAGCGGCCGCCGTGGTTGTCTGTACGGTCAAAATGTACATGGCATCCCGGTTTTTAAGGATTGGAAGACCCTTATCTTGCACACGGATCCAAGTAACATCAGGATCCCATTCATCGTGGCGGTCAGTATACTGACCCCAGACCCTATTCAATCCATAGGGGGCCGCCTTGTATTCAGCGATCGGTTGACCATCGACCTTTGTCGCCATCATTACAAACTTGTCACTCGGAATGTAATATTTCTGCATGGTAACATAGTCTTCGGCCGACCGGTAGGAGCTCACAGGCGGGCTGTCAATCTGAATCGTCCCATTTTCGTGATTCACACCGATGATGTAAACATCCTCGTAAGTCCCAGCACTTGCGTCCCAGAACCGCAAAGACTGACTGACCTCAAAATCACTGGTGTCATCGACTGTAAACCATGTCGTTGAGCCTCCAGTTACACCCTGGGTCAACCATGCTCTAACCTCATACATCTCATCGTAGACATAAAGCGTGTCTATGTCCAGCAATGAACCGAGAATTGCCGGATTCACACCGATGATGTTGTGTTTGTTTCCCTCAAAAAGGTTCTTTGAGCCGCCAGCGCCACCCATAAAATCAGTTCGGCGGAGAAGCTGGCGAATGGCCGTGTCATTGGCCAACAGTTTGAGGACTTCAGAATTACAGATGGCCACGTTGACCATCCCGCCACAATCGTTGCGGATCCTCAATTTGCCGTCCTGGATGTCGTTGATGATGTTTTTCGAACCACCATCACTCCAGTTGTAGGCTGATGCCAATGTAACGTCATGATCAGAAGGGATTCCGTAATCAATGGTTACACGGTAACCACCTTTCACATGGTATGTAAACCCACCGTTAAAAAGCATTTGGGTAAACATCCACTCTTTCCTTCGATCTGACCTCCACGACAGGGAGGCAAGCTCCCGTGCCAATGTAGCCTCGGCCTCTTGGTACTCAGCAGTCGTGCCGGGCTTGCGAATGTTGTTGAGGAACTCCTCATCGAAAGGCATTTTCTCCTTCCAATAAGCGGCCTCCGCATAGTGTTCTGCGATCCCGTGCGGGGCAGTCACTTGTGCCGGGGCTCCAGGCGGAACGAACGGAGTCATTCCGCGGCCTCCTCTCTGGCTCTCCCATTTGATCGTACTCGAAAGAGCATTTGAAGAGGGAAACAGGTTCATTAGAAAAAACTTCGGGGCGGACATGAATGTTTGCATGACCTCCTGAAGGACCTCTAGTCGTAATGCAGGTATATCAGATGCACCTCTTGGCATAGAGTCTCACCTCCTTCCTATCTTATCATTAAGTACTGCCCAAGACTGGTACCAGAAATATCAGTCTTCGCAGCCGAGTCTAGATTGGTCAACATGCCTTCATATAGCGCACAGTTGCCCCAAATCAAAGTTGCAACTGCACCTTTAGCGTTCACACCCAAGCCACAATCGACAGTTTTTTCAAGTATTCCAACACAGTCAGAATAATTGTTAGCCGATGTACCAGCCTCAACGCAAACATACGCCTTTCGTGCAGTCGTAAAAGCAGTGCCACCAAGTGCTGTGGTAAATGTAATCTTAGCCCGATGGGGCTCAGAAGTACGATCAATAGCAGTGATGGCTCCGCGATCCAGCCTTGTAGTCGTGTCATCGTTGATGATTAGGTCGTCACCCACGTTGAACTTGTACGAATCGTCCATCGTAACATAGACGTACTTATCAGTTGTCCCAGAATCAGCAACAATGTAAGCACGACCAGGGTGGTCTTCAGCGCCTGTGAAGGTTGTGGGATTGTATGGAAGTAGCATCCCAGCCTTCCCAGCGGCCGAAAGATTTTTGGCAAGCATAGATCCTTGTTCGATCCAGCCGTAACCAGCCATCAAAGTGACCGGAACCTTCAGAGCGGCCTGGGGATTGGAAAAATACAGGCGCTTGTAATCAGTCTGAACACCA